TATTTCTTTATTTCAGGAGTGGAATAATAATGTATAAGTGATATTTTTGTATTATTTGTGATAAAACAAAAGGTTTATGATGAAGATTGTTTATGTATTAAGTTTGGTATCGGTTGTTATTTTTAGTGGATGCGGGAAGAAAAGTGATGTGGAAACATTTATAGATAATGAAACATTTTCATGCATGGCTGAATCTCTCAACCATTCAGAGAAGCCATATTCGAGACTAAGTGTAGAAAAACTATATATTGACTGTGTGGAACTTGCAATAATAGATGCAAAAGATATTTTTGGTGAACGAGGAGGAAGGTACTAAACTATACTTCTGAGTACCCTACCGACTATTCTGCAGCTTGTTTGGTCATACTTGTCTATACTGTAGCTTTTGTATTCTTTATTTAGAGAAACAATATCAAGTTTGTTTTGTGCAAAATTTATTTGAACCATCTTAACCATAAGTTGATTATCATAATTTATTATATAAAGTCCGTCTGTCTCAAAATCATCAACTTCTCTGTATATCACCCAGCTATCATGCGACAACATTGGGAGCATAGAATATCCGTCTACCTGCATACACTTTAAGTCAGTCCGTGGTGTTGTTTTAAAAAACATATTATCAATCATAGCAGTTTTGCCAGTGCTAAAACTATCCAATTCAATAAGCTCACTCCCCGCACCAGCAGAGGCTTTTACAGACATAACTTCAACTTGTGTAGCGTTTTTTGTGTTTACTTCTCTCTCTTTATCTTGTCTGCACAATAAATACTCAATATCAACATCTAAATATTCTGCAATATTTGCGAGAATCGTATTAGGAATATCACGCCTATTCTTTTCGCTCTCACTGACCCACTTTGCGTATGTTCCTTGGTTAACTTCAAGATGCTCAATGAGGTCTTTGTGTTTTATCTTTCTGGTATCAATTAAATCTCTTATTCTCTCAACTGTACTACACACAATAAAACTCCTTTTTGGTATTATGCCAAACTAGAATATCCCATTACGGTATTTTTTTAAGGTATTTCTAAATACCAATGTGGAATAATATGCTTATGAAAAAAATTACTCAACAGCAAATAGCTAAAAAACTAACAAGAACTCAATCTTATGTATCCAAGAGACTTAAAACAAATTCTCTTAAAGGATATGAAATAAAACTCTTGTCAGAAAAACTTAATGTTCCTGCATCTGTATTTTATGACAAAGAAGAACAACCAAAGTATCTAACTAAGCTATTCATCCAGGACAATAATACAAGTAATTCAAACAACAAATCAATACCAAAGGTCTAACAATGAGCGATAAATCTGTAAGCAAAACATACTCAATCAAGGAAAGTCAACTAGAAGACATCACTATTTTGAGTGATAAATACGACATGAATGACAGCGAAATAGTGCAGCTTGGTATTGATATGTTGGCACTACTTGATGAAAGAAATATGACGATGAAGTTTCTTAAAATGAGTGTTGAAAGAAGAGAAAGAGGTTAAGTAATTACCTTTGAGGTCTTAATGAAGGCTTCATAGGTGGTTATGGGTGGAAAGTTTGGCGACCAACACCCACAACCTTGACGCTGTTACACAAAGGTAACTTGAAAGTTTACCATGTGTTCCATTAAGAGCTTTTAGTAAAGCCGTTTGCTCTCACTCTCCCAAGTATGAGACGGCTGTTTTACTAAGGCATTAATTCTTGGGAGAATTACATGACAGAAAAAAAATTACAAAAGGTTCTTGACTTTCTAAGGTCTAATAGATCAATCACAAAAGACGATATGAGAAACAAGTGTTACTACTCAAACGGTGGTGATGCTATCTTTAAATTAAGAAACAGGGGACACATCATCAATGGCATCTGGGAAAAAACTTCTACAGGTGCAAGATATATGAGATATATGTATCAAGGCGTTAAAAAGGTGGCAGCATAATGGCATCTAAATTCATAACAGTAAGTATAGAAATACTCCACGACAAAAACCTAACAGCAAATGAAAAGTTTATACTTTCAGAGATAGAACAATTATGTTCACTTGAACATGGATGCTTTGCTTCTAACCAACACTTTGCAGACTTAATCGGAATCACAAGAGCAAATGCTTCAAGAACTATCACAAACCTCACAAATAAGGGGTATATCGTATGTAGTATCAAAATGGGTACACGTAATAGAGAACGTAGTATCAAATTGAATCAGACGTGTTATCAAAATGATAATGACGTAGTATCAAAACGACAAGAGACTAAAGAGAATAGACAAAGTAATAAACATACTAATAAACAAGACACACAAAAACAAGCCAAAGATTTTAAATTCAATCTTAAAGACAAAAGACAATACCAGCACCTATCAGAAGAGTACAAACAGAACCTTCTTGCTTATGCTGTCACAAAAGTTGGAAACAGGGCTAAGGAACTACTTGGTGGAATGATTGACTACCATGAATCAAACGGTAAAGGCTTCAAGGACTGGGCTGCAGCATTTAGAACATGGGAAAGAAACGATAACAAGTTTAACTCTAAGCATACATTTAAATCATCAAGCGAACCAGAGGTAGGTTCAATCGCATGGAGAATGGCACAACAAAGCAAGAATGAATCTGCAGTTGATGTGGAGGTAGTAGCATGATGGATATAAGACTTGCAAACGCAACAGGACTTGACATAGCTAACGCCCAGCACAGCGTGGCTATAGCAGAAGCATTACATGGTATTGAAGATCAAAACGCATTTTTAGATTTTTGCGTTGAGAAAAAAGATGGCATCACAACGTATGGTAAGGCAGAGAAACCAGAAAGACTTATGACACTGGCAAGAAGATACAAGAAGCTGCAGGAGCAAGTAAAGCTGCCACACGATACAGCAAACACATTCTCAAACAACCTAACAAACAAAGTATCACAAGTAAGGCTATCAATCAAAAACGCTTATGAAGCCGGTAACAGCAGACCTTTCTCAACATTGAAAGTGAACGGTGAGAGATTCTTTACAGATAAAGAACTAAATGCACTGGCATCAATCGGAAGTATCAACTACATCATAGAGCTATCAGAGACAGGGGAAATGAAAGGCAAGCTGATTGACCTATTTATGCAAGCACATATCAATAACACAAAATATGCCGCACTGTCAGACGGTCAAAGAAAAATGCAAAAACTAATAGGAGCAAACTAATGGCAACAATTTATAAAGATAAAAATGAAACGATTTTAAAAGTCGGAGACACAATCGAAAACAAAAAAGGCGAAAAAGGAAAGCTTGAAAATATACATGGAGTAACCAGACTGGTACACAGAGATTCAAGCGGAAGAATTAAGCAGACAACAACACTAAGCAAAATTGATCTGTCACGAATGGAAAAGGTAGCCTAATGACCCAAGCAGAAACAGCACTATCACTCGGTAAGCATGAGAACTACTTTACACACGCAAAGAAGAACACCCCTGCACTCTTTAGACTTATGATGATTAAAGGTAAAGGGAATCTTCATGCAGGAGCAAGTGCCTACTTTGAAGCAGAGAGAAGAGTGAGAATTGAACTGGGTGATATGTACTATGGGCTTACAGATACAAAAAGCACAATGAAATTCTTTAAGGACACAAAAGAAGATAATCCATACATGAACTACAGCTCAATGATAAACACAATCGTACAGACAGCATTTTCAATCACAGAGAAAACAATGAGACTTGCAGCGTACAGAAAGTCAGTCAAACTTCTAAAGCTTTACAACGCCTGGAACAAAGGACAGGTGGCAGCATGAGTGCAATACCTAAAGCAAAAATTCCATATGTCAGAAAACCTTTGGAGTTCAAACAATACCCAATGGCAGTGAATCACCCACTAAGAGATAAGCACCTGGAACTACTCGAAGCAGCCAAAGAGTGCATAGAGGGAAAAAAGGCAGCACTAAGTCTAATCAAGCAGGCACTAATGACAAACGACATGAAGCCAGCTACAAGAGAAAAACTAAGAAATGCAGAGAGGTATCTTGCATGAGAACAGAAGAACAGGAATGGGAAGATTTAGAGAAGAGGATTGGTGCAGATACAATCGACTACAGAAGCGAAGTCACAGCAAGTATGCGTTGGTGGTTCAGAGAGAAGTTCGGATTTTGTGCAGATGATTCTAGCGTATTAAAAAAATGGAACGAAAGGGAAGCAGAATGAAGCACCACAAGAGACTTATACACATAGCCGGGCTATCAGTAGATGAAGCAATCGAGTATAGAGAGAAGGTTTGTCAATCAACACTTACCGGGTTCGAAAGAGAAGAGACATTGACAGCTTGTGATGAACAGATAAAGAAGAGAGACATAAGAACAGCACTTGTAGAGAATACTGACTTATCAGACTTTGGAGGCAACTCATGACAAAAGACGAGCAACTCAAAACAAACAAATTAAGAAAGCGAAAGTGCAAGACTTGCAGGGAATGGTTCAGACCAGAGAATGAAGTGCAGCGAACTTGTATGACAGCAGAATGTTCAATGCCTTTTTCACAAGAGAACGCAGCCAAAGAGAGAAGAAAAGCTGCAACAGAATCAAAGCAGAATACACGATCAAAACTAAAAGCCAGAGCAGAGAAAGCCTGCAACAGTTACATAAGAGCCAGAGACAACAAAGCAAAGCAGCCATGTATCTCATGTGGCTACATCTGGGTAGCACCAGACATAGGACGTAAACAAAATGCCGGACACTATGAATCAGTAGCTAAAAGAGCAGACCTAAGATACAACGAGGACAACATACACTTACAATGTGAACCATGCAATACAAGCCTAAGTGGTAATTTAATTCCATACAGAGTGAACCTAATTAAAAAGATCGGTCTTGAAACATTATTGAACCTGGAAGAGAACAACACACCACGAAAGTATGAAGATGATGAGTTAAGAGCGATTGAAGCACACTATAAGAAAAAAGAGAAGGAGCTTGAAGATGAATTGTAGATGGTGTGGGAATGAATCAGAAGGTGAGTTCTGTAAAGGTACAACGTGCAGCTATGAAAGCATGAAGTTTAACAAAGAGAAGAAGAGAATAGAACGCAGACAGTGGGTGAGTTCATTAATAAAAGAGAGGGATGCAGCATGAAAGACATCATAGAGAGAATCAAATGCTTTTTCATGTGGATGTTCTTTGGTAATTCATGTGAACATCTTTGGGTGATTACAGATGTGGAGCATCAAGTATCCGGTGGTGAAGTTCCAAGAATAGTCACCATTCACACAATATGCTGCAGCAGATGCAAACAAGAAGAGAAGGTGGAGAAGCTATGAGTAAACTCACAGACAAGCAGCAGAGATTCTGTGAAGAGTATTTAATTGACCTTAATGCAACACAGGCAGCAATAAGAGCAGGCTACTCTGAAAAGACAGCAAACAGGATAGCTTCGGAGAACTTGACAAAACTTGACATTCAAGAATACATAGCAGAGAAGAGAGAAGAGTTATCTAATAGCACAAAGATAACCACAGAGAAGGTGCTTAAAGCTATTGCAGATATTGCACTTGAAGATAGAAGCACTGTGTTTGAGACAATGAACAAAATAAGCAGTGCAGACATTGACACAGAAGAGAGAATGGAGATACTTAACGGAGTGCAGAAGCTACTCGTAAAAGATGCAGACAAACTCAAAGCCCTCGATATGTTAAGCAAGCATCTTGGGCTGTACGAGAAAGATAACGCACAGGGCAGCCAGAACATAGTTACAAAGATAGAGGTAGAGTATGTCTAATCCAGAGTTCTTGATGAACAGAAAGATACCAAAAGTATTTGCACCACTCAAAAAGAAGTCACGCTACAAAGGTGCAAAGGGTGGTAGAGGTTCTGGGAAATCATACTTTTTTGCAGACGAGATTATACAAAGACTGGTAAGAAATCCAAATCTAAATGTAGCCTGCATGAGAGAGGTGCAGAAATCGATAGCCAAATCATCCAAGAAGCTGCTGGAAGATAGAATAAAGTTCTATGGACTTAGCGACCACTTTTTAATTCAAAAGACAGAGATTAGTTGCAAACTTGGAGAGGGAGAGATTATCTTCAATGGACTTCAAGACCATACTGCAGATTCTATCAAGTCATTAGAAGGTTTTGATATTTGCTGGGTAGAAGAAGCACAGACAATATCAGAGTATTCACTTGATCTATTAACCCCTACATTCAGAAAAGATGATAGTGAAATCTGGTTCAGTTGGAATCCTAAGTATGGGAAGGATGCTGTAACCAAACTTTTTAGACAAAAGAAGAACGCCATCCTGGTTCACGCAAATTACTTAGACAATCCATTCTGCACACAGATAATCATAGATGAAGCAGAGGAAATGAAGGCAGCAGACTTTGAGAAGTTTGAAAACGTGTTCTTAGGGAAGCCAAAAGGGAACATGGACGGAGTTATACCACTGGACTTACTCAATAAGTCAATGACCAGGAAGCTTATCGCAACAGAAGGCATCAACACTTGGGCGTTAGACGTTGCAAGATTCGGTGAAGATAGTTCAGTGCTAAGTGTAAGGAACGCAGGAGAGCTATACATCAAGGAAGAGTTTAAGAAGTTATCGCTGAAAGAACTGGCATCAAGAGTGGCATTCCTATACAACGCTGCACAAAAGAAGCCAGATACAGTATTTGTGGATGCTGTGGGTAACGGTGAAGGTGCTGCAGAGTTCCTGGTAGATATGGGCGTACCAGTTACAGAAGTAAAAGGAAGCAGTGCAGCAGATGAAGATATTTATGAGAACAAACGTGCAGAAATGTACTTTGGGCTAAAGAAGTTCATGGACAGAGGAAGAGTAGTCATAGATGAAGATGCAGAAATGGAGCTGCTATCACTTGAATACTTCTACAACAGAAGAGACAGAATCCAGTTACCTTTGAAGAAAGAGATTAAAAAGGCACTTGGACGTTCACCGGATAAGGCAGATTCGCTGGCACTACACTTTGCATACAGGATTGTGCCAAGAGTTGAAGAGGAAATATATCACATACATGAGGAAGCAGCATGGTAGAAAATGGAGAGTTTAAAGGCAAGAGTTTTGAATTGATCGTTGAAATATTCTTAGAGTGGCAGACGTTTGATGAAGCTATCACTACAGCATGGATGTTCTGTGTGAGTGCTGGACGTATAGGAGAGCTAAGCATACCATGTGTGCAGCACAACAGTGAGTATGCAGAGTTCCTTATCAGCAAAGGGTACAAACCAGAGGATGTGTTGAAGGTTACAGGAATAAGTAAGAGAACGCTTGCACGAATTATAAAGGAGTGCCAAAACACCCCTCAAAATGCCGAAAAAAACATAGCACAATAAAATAAAAAAGTAGAGAAATGGCAAACGAAAAAAGAATCAGTGAACTTAGAGACATGATAACGTCTGCACAGTCAGGCTATGACCGTTACAGGGATGTATTCTCGAATATGATGGATATGTACCTTCTACGCCTGGATGATGCAACTGTACGTTCATTGAAGCTTAGAGGTAAATCAAGTTTATACTTCCCTATTGTAAATGCCAAGTGTAAGCGTATTACAAACGCATTCCAAGAAGCTTACTTCTCGAATAACGATTTTGCCAAAGTATCTGCAGAAGGTGAAGAACACGCCAAGAAAGTAGAAGCTATCCAAAGGTCTACAGACTACTACATCAACAACAAAATGCCATTCTTTGAAGTAATGCAGGAAGCCTTCACCTATGTTCCGTTTATGGGTACTACAGTGGTTAAGTCATATTGGGCAGGCGATAAGCCACACATAGAACACAAGAACCTAAAAGATGTACGCTTTGACCCAAGTGCTAAGAGTTGGGCAGATGTTAGATTCATAGTTGAAGATATTTACCTTACAAGGGATGATGTTAAAAGGCTACAGAGACAAGGCATCTACCAAAGAACATTCAAGGCAGATGAGTTAGCAACAAACACAAATGATCATAACGCTTCGGATAAGTTTGCAAGAATCAAGCTGCAGGAAGTCTATACAAAGATGGGCAACGAATGGAAGGTATCTACTCTTTATGATGAAGCCATTGTACTTAGACAAGATGTAAAACTTGCAGATGGGCAGCCATTCAGTAGAGGTATTCTAGTTTCGCAGGTAGAAGATGAGAACGAGACAGATGCAGTTTTAGCTTATGGTGAACCTTCGATAGCAGCATCCGTTGGACTACAGGCAGAAGCGAATATCAGGCGTAACCAACAGATAGATGCAGTGAAGAGACTGTTAGAGCCTAAGCTTATCGTAGGTAATCAATCTGGTATCAATCCAAACGATCTTTCACATCCCACAAAACCAGTGAGAGCAAAAGACCCTATGGGCGTAAATGTTCTACCTGCTCCACAAATAAGAGCTGCAGACTTTGATAACCAGCAGTTACAGCAAGACATGAGCGAAAACATAGGTGTATCTGCACAGCAAAACGGTGTAGGTGCTAAGACAAAACAAACTGCCACAGAGAGCAGCATCATATCAAATGAAGGTAACTCACGCCTTCAATCTTACATAAGGAGTTTAAATGAAACACTGATTGAGGATGTAATGACCCGAATTGCAAAACTTGTATGGAAGTACGGAGATACAAGATTCTTTATGGGCATTGATCGAAGAGAAGATTTTGAGTTTATAGCAAAAGTGAACACAGGCTTAGGTGCTACAAACAAAGAGATTCAGATGAACGGTATGAGCCAGGCTTACCAGATGGTAGGTGGACTGGCACAAATGGCAGCAGGTGTGCAGGACATGGAGACAGTAAGTGAATGTGTACAGGCATCCCGGCAACTAATTAGAGAAATGTTCCCACTATTGGGGATAGAAGATGTTGATAACTATTTCAAGGAGAAAGCAAATGGACAACTCGGAACAAGAGAAACAGGAACAGGCACAGGTGCAGATGGTGGTTACATCCCTACAGGAGTTGAAGGCTTCACAGGGATGGTTAATCCTCAACAATCACCTGCAGAGTGAAAGACAAGAGCTATTTAAGACAATCACTGCAGCAGGAAAGGCAACAGACAGGCTAAGTGCTGCAGACAGACTTGGAGAGATAGACCGAATCATTAACTTGCCAGATGCGATTATCGCACAGATGCCAATTATAGAGACAGATGAACCACACGTTGATTTTCAAGCATAAGGAGAGAAGATGACACAAGAAGAAGTAGCACTAGCGAATGAGATTTTAGGCGAAGCAGGACAAGTACCACCAGCAGCAGCACCAGTAGGTGTTGAAGGGATGCCACCTGTAGCACTAGAAGATGCACCTGTAGCACCAGTTCCAGCAGCAGCACCAGTAGAGACAGCTTATATGCCAGAGCCATCACCTCAAATGTCACCGGAAGATTACCGGGCTATGATGGATGAAGCAGTAGCACCATTGAGAGAACAGCTAACACAGCAAAATGCACAACCCCCATCCGAACAGGAACAAGCACTAGCAGAACTTAAAGAGCAGCTTGGACTTACTGGACTTGAAGAACAGAATGCACAGCTTAAAGCAGCACTTGATGCACAAGAGCAGAGACAAGCACAAGAGACTATGCAGAACGCAGTTACCACATTCAAGGCTGGCAAGATAGAGAATGCTGAACAGATCGTTATGGATGAGATTAACCGTATTGCACAGACAGACCCACAAGAAGCACAGAGACTTCAAATGACACCTATGATGTGGGATTACATTTACCAAGCCAAAATAGGAGCTGCACAGCCACAGACAGCACCAGACCCGATAGTTGGAACAGGCAACAGTCAAACAGCACCAGCTAAATCTGCATTCGATAGAGCAGCAGCAGGTGAGAAGGTAAGTCAAATTGACTTTGGTAAAGAACTTTTAGAAATGTCAAGATAACAGGAGTATAACAGATGGCACAAGCAGCATCACAAATCAATATCTGGCAAGGTTCAGAAACGAGAGTTGAACTACAAATATTTGATGAAAACGCTATACCAAGAGACTTACTCGCAGAAGGTATAGATGGCATTGAATTTGTAGTAGCCACTAAAGAAGGCAGAAAGACAATCGCAGAAAGCCCAGCAGATGGTTCTGGCAGTGTTGTGGATGCAGCTGCAGGCAAGATAGCTTTTACGATAGCTGCTGCAGCACTGGATGGCTTAACACCATTAGAGGTAGGTGTGAACACAGGTAAGGACTTTGAACCTACTCCTAGCCTTTATGGGTACATCACACTGAAAGCTGGTGTAGATATTAAAGATAAGGTATATATGCCAGACGTTGCAATCTATTTTGCACCACTACCAAAGGTGTAATGAATGAATGAAGCAGTAGTACAGACCATTAAGGTAGTTTCAGAACAGAATATAGCTATCTCAAATAGCTGTACGCTTGTTTCAGAGGGCAATCAGAGCATAGCCACATTCAGGAGTAACGACTTACAAATAGTACCAAGATACACACAATTCGATATAAGCATAAATAGTGTGCCAGAGTTGATACAGGCTGCTATAGCATTAGTGGATAGCAACCTACAATCACAGATCAATGCAGACAGGGTAAGACTTGATGCAGTAGATGATGGAACAAACACGCAATTAGTGCTTATCAAGAATGCAAACGAACAACTCACCGGAGAGTTTAACACCTATAAGGCAGCAACAGATACAGCACTTGCAGGCATTATAGTTGATTATCTAACCAAGACAGAAGCCACTGCAGCAGAAGCAGCACAAAGATTATCTTTACTATCAGAAATATCTGCAGAGTATCTTACACAAGCAAGCGCTTCAACAAACCTATACACTAAAGCAGAGACAGACGGTGCAATCGCTGCAGCAAACACCCTACTCACCGCAACATTCAATGGTATAGATGCCAAATATAGCCAAGCTATAGATGTGGTGGTAGATGCACAGGGTAATTCATCTTCACAGCTTATCACAAACCTACAGGCAGAGAATGAAGCCAGAGCAGAACTTAATCTTGATGTGAATGGGTATGTCATTGGATACAAGATCAACAATAGTGGAGATCCCTTAACCTCAGAATTTAGTATTGTAGCAGACAACTTCAATATTGCAAGTGGTACAAACGATTATCAGCCTTTTAAAATTACCAACGATCAGATAGAATTTCAAGGAAAAGTAACCATTGGAGGATTACCCTCTGCTATCAACAAGGACTGGACCACAGCACCAGCGAGCGCAGTACCAATTTCTGCATCCTATACGCCTGGAGATACTTATTATAACTCTGACACAAACCTTGTAATGTACTGGAATGGACAAGGGTGGAGTACTACTAAAGGTTTAGACGGAGAAAATGGTTTAGACGGAGAAAATGGTTTAGACGGAGAAAATGGTTTAGACGGAGAAAATGGTTTAGACGGAGAAAATGGTTTAGACGGAGAAAATGGTTTAGACGGAGAAAATGGTTTAGACGGAGAAAATGGTTTAGACGGAGAAAATGGTTTAGACGGAGAAAATGGTTTAGACGGAGAAAATGGTTTAGACGGAGAAAGAGGTAGTTCGTTCTATGCTTATGGTTTAGACATAGGAAGCACAACGCCTGCGTCTGTTACCTCTTCTAATTTAGGTACATATTGGGACACAGCTTCTGGGAGCTTAGCAGAGGTAGACGGAGATCAACTTATCTTGACCAACACCAGCAGCATCTATGGGTGGACAAATATCTATACTTATAACAATGGGTGGACAGACACGACTCAACTTGTTGTGCATGGAGACATGGTCGTAGATGGTACTATTAGCGGTGAAAAGATACGTACTGGAATTATTTACAATTCAACTGCTGGAGAGACCGACTACACCATGAAAATCGATTTAAATAATGGGGAAATACATATAAGATGAGTTTTTATATAGGAAAGCCTAACGGATCTGTTTTGTGTCATCTTACAAAAGGACAGCATACTATAGAAGATATGAAGTCATCACCGTTTAGCGATACCGTTTTTCATACAGACATTCAGTATATGGATTTTAAAGTATTTCCCTTGGAAGGACATTACTCTAGAGTAGACTCTAAGTATAACACGAGGTACTATTATGATTCCTCAACTCTTGCTAATGCAGGAAGAGATGTAAAAAGCTATAAAATAACAGGAGAGTTGTGGGATTATTTATACACACATAAGCACGCCTTTATATTATACGATAGAACAAACAACACCATTTATAATAATAAATCATTTTATAACGCGGTCTACCACCTGTATTATTCGACTTCGTACCATGTAGCAGTAGACTCATGCGTATGGTCGCGATATCCATATGATATCAACATGAGTAGAACGTATACAACGAAAAATTTAGTGAACTGTACTTTCACGTCTGACAGGGCCTACCGCAGTCACAGGTCAACAGCAAAAGACTGCCCCGCACAGGACTTTAACTGGATGGTACTCGATAGGAGTAAAAATATTGAAGTTATTGTGTTGGGGTATAAAATAAACGGAACTCTTGCACCTTTCACTAACTACAATTTTTCTGGCGACGTACACATAACTAATTCCGGAATAACCGCCGGCAGCACAGATATTACAGAGGTAAAATATATTATACCTTCTGTAATTAATTCTATTGACTATTCTCCATTAAACACAGAAACAAATAACAGATTTCAATTAGTAAATTCTGTTCCGAAAAGTACAAATACAAGGTTTGTAAGTAACGATTCTGAGACATATATTATGCGAGGCGGGCATAAGGTATTTACTAGCAACGTGGGTTCTTCTATGGTGAATATCGCACACGTTTTACTATTTGATATTCCCTCGGTTGCTGCAACTCTTTATGATAATGATACCTATACGTACGAAGTAGAGATGACAAATTACAACTTTAACGGTACAGAAGCTATATTTTTAGCTTACGAGAAGTACTCGACGTACAATATTTGTGCATCTACAACTTATGGAGATATAGGAAACACGATAATAAGGCCACATGACCATTCGGGGAATTTATCAGGAACAATGACAACATACCGAGAAGGTGTAATCCACACAGTTTCAAATACCCTAACTAGTACAGAAGGTATCAAAGAAACAGTAATAGGAGTAAATGGGAGAATAAAGTACAGGCTAGAAGGCTTTATTAACCATCAGAATTATAGGTTTACCGTTCACTCAACGGCAATGGATATATCAGTTGCAATACTTACATAAGGAAAATACATGACAAATGCAATTACAACAACAGCAGTGAAAGACTTACTTAAAGAGACACTTGGCACAGTAGCCTATGACTACGACAACCTAATCAAGAACGGAACAGATGGGATGAAGGCATACCTAAAAGATGCAAACCTTCCAGAGAAGCAGAAGGCAGAACTGTATTCAAACTTCATGGGTCAAGTGATTACAACCAGCATTCAAGCATCAATCATGCTGGCAGGAGACATAGCCAAAGCTAATGCAGAGTTTGACTTTAGAAGCAATGAGAAGCTTAAATCAGTTGAAGAGCTGAACATCCTCAAAGAGCAGTTGAAGCAGGAGCAGTACAAGACATTAACTATCATGCCTAAAGAGTACGAAGGGCTAGTGCAAGATGTACTAATGAAACAAGCAACAATCGTAACAGAAAGTAAAAAGCAGCTACAGACTATAGCCGACACAGCAAGACTATCTGCGCAGAAGTTATTACTTGATGCAGAGACAGACGGAGAGACAAAAAAGAATGCAGTGAATGGCGTAATCGATAGACAGACAGAACTTTATAATCAGCAGGCGCTATCATTCAAAGGGCATAACCTAAGCAAAGGTGCAGATTCAATCGCACAAATAGTTGGAATGATCGTGGCAGAAGGTGCAGTACCAGATGCAGGAATTATCAATGCACACAGCAAATGTGTAACAGACCTTGCGGCACTATCTGGAACTACAATCACAGCGTACTCAACAGTGAAGTAAATGAGACTAAAGATAAGCAAACTGGGGAGAATTGAAATCCCCAGAAATGATGTAATGGGTGGCTACAAAGCAGCATACATCAACACGCTTATACAAACGACACGATTCAAAAATAGGTTCTTACAATACTGGGATGGTTCGGGTAACTTTAGTATGTTCAAAGACTCAGACCGTGAAGATATGACAAAGCTGCTTGGCATACATAACGAGTTTGATGGTGAAAAAGATTTATCTAAAACAGAAATGAATGATGGTCTTAAAGATGTACTGCTTCAATGGACTATCAAGCCAGAGAATGCAACAGAGTCACTTAAAGATGATGTGATGCTTAACATCAAGAGAGACATACTAGACGTTAAAGGCTACACAGTCAAATATACAAACACGAATGAACCTATGTTCGTGGATGGCGTAGAGCTTACAGATGATATGGATATTGCAGTATATAGCCTTATCATTAAACTCATAGCAACCGGGATGGGAACATATACCTTTACATGGGTGCAGATAGAAACAGGGCTTAAGGCTGCTATCTTCACAAACAAAACTGATGATGTAACCGGAGTGCCTATGCTGGCATCTTATGGTGTGGCAGGAGTGAGCTATAATCCAGGTGACTACATATTATCTTGGAGTGATACAAGCACACGACTTGAAGTGGACAGCACAAAACTTGCAGCACTACAGCCAGATGAGTTCATGGAGTTTGTAGGTTCTTATCTTGATTTTAGATATGTGGAAGATGATAAGGAGTGGTGGGAAAAGCTGCTAAGTTTCGTGCTTAAAGTAGTTACAGTAGTTATTGCAGTGGTGGCAATAGTGGCAACAGCAGGTGCAGCCAGTGCAGCAATCGCAGCTTCATCAATGGCAGGAGCTACAGCAGGTTCTATTGCAGGTGCAGCAGTAGCATCTTTGGCTACCTATGGATTTACCAGTATGGCGTTTGGTGTAACAGCAGGGCTATTGATTGGTGCTGCAAACATCTATGGTGCAATCGTGGGAATACAATCACTCTCCGGTATAGAAATAGACCAGGAAGCAGTAAAGTCACCAGAAGAGATCAAAAATAAGGTAGCTATGGCAGATGAAATGCGTTGGACATATTGCGACAGTGACAAGCCGGAAGCACAGATACTAAACAGACTAAATGAAGGAAAACCATAATCGTGCCAAAACACCCCTCAAAATGCCTTAAATAACATCCTATGATTTACTAAAATAGTTCAAAGGATTCAATATGTTAGGAGCAGCAGCAGGAGCAGCAGGAAGTTTCGGAAACACTTTATCAGGATGGGGAACACTATTGGGTGGACTTGGTTCAATCTATGGTGGCTACCAGCAAGGGAAGATGGCAAAAGATATGTTCAGTCTCCAAAAAGAAAACCTCATGTATAACAGAAATGAAGAAGAGAAGAGACTTAAGGGCTTAGGTGGACTTGGTTCAAGCTATGGAACTTCAAGCACACTTGGGAGTTTATAATGCCTAGAAAATACCAAAACTATAATCCTAATGCAAACCTTGCAAGAATGGCTGGTGGTTTAGGATATGGCGCTGCTGCAGCAGGAAGTATGGCAACAGAGCATGGAAACAAACTTATGGATAATGACTACAGAAACGCTCAAGCCAAAACACGAAAAGACCAGTTTGGTATTACCCAGAAAAACACCATGAAAAGACATGATGACACTATGGGTTTAGGCTACACAAGAATCAATGCACAAGACAGAAGAAGCCTAGAATCAAACAAGCTTGGATGGGCAAACCATGATCAACGCACCAAAATGCTAGCAAGACCTAGTTATATCGTAAAAGATACAAACAGTGGAATTATGGCGTTTGACCAGAATGATATGACTAAGCCACCAGTAAATATCGGTACAGCAAGAAAAGAGATACCTACAGCACTGGACGTTGCAACACTTACAGAAAAGAATCAGAAGATATATGAATCTGCAAGAACAAATGCAGCAGCACACTATGGTGAAGATTTTGATAGCTTACCTGCAGCACAGCAAGACTTCTTAACCAAAGAGTACATGAACGGTACAAGAAACCACAAGCTACTTGGTACAGGATGGTTTGACGGTGATGTGAGAGTGAACATGAACCCTACAACACCAGCACAAGATAACAATGCAACGAATGCACAGATACAAATACTTACAAAGATATTAGAACAACAGAACGCACTTTTAAAAGGTAAATAATGCAAGACCAGCTAAACAAACTGCAAGAGCAAATATTCAATAATGCGCATAAGCTGCATTCAATGGGTCACGACCAAACAGATACCTTCAAGGCACTTAACTATGGTGCAGATGATGGTAAACTCAAAAGAGCCTACTTAGGACTTAGAGAGTTTACATCTGATGGTGCAAAGACACTGGGTAAACTTGCTGGCAATCAAGAGTGGGTGAATGAAGCAGATGCAAACCTAAAGGCTATCCGGTCAAGAGAAAACGCCTGGAAACGTGCAGAATCAAAAAGAACAGGTGTAGATGTAGAAGATATATGGAACGTATCTGGCGGTATAGGTCAAGTTGCACCTTATGTTGCAGGTGGTGTAGCTGGTGGAGCATCCCGAGCTGCTACCTTCGGTGGTAGAGTTGTAGGGAACATAGGTAGAGGACTTACGCCAGATGTAGGCTTATCCCTTATGGAGCATGGACACAAGGACGATTGGGATAAAAAAGTAGCACTTGAAGCAGGTTTAGGTGTAGCAGGTGTGGCAGCAGGTCAAGTATTGGGCGAAAAGGTTATTACGCCACTATGGAAGAGATATACAGGCAAGACCCCTACCCCAGCAGCAGAACCAAAAGCAACCAATCCTAACACAGATGATATGGTAGCAAGAGGATTATCAAGTAATCAACCACAGGTATCTAGTGTTCAGCCAAAAGTAAAAGAGCAGTACAGAGTAGAACGCATACAACCAGAGCAGCCATACACTCCAAACTTTAGGATGCAGCCAAACTATCCACTTGCAACAGTAGAGCAGCCAAGAAAAAGAAGCATCCAGGAACTTGTAGATGTTATCAATGGTACAAATAGAGTTGAAGATCAATTCAAAAAAGAAGTAATCAATCCTAATTATAATCCAAGAGAAGATTATGTGCCAAACTTCACAAGAGTTGCAGCAAACCCACCAGTGCTGTATAAGCAAAAACCTATAAATAGAGATGAACTTGAAACCGTGTCAAGACTAATGAATGATGACAGATTCGGATCAGGACAAAGACGGCTAAGAGAATTTAGGGATGGGACAACCCCTGAACCTTTAATGGCAGAAACAAGAGATTGGTATGAGAAATTAAAACGTGAAATTCCTATAGAAAAGTTTGATGCACTGCTGTCTCAAATTAAGCAAGACAGAGCAAACATGGAAGCAAAAAGGGCTGCAAAAGAAGCATCATCAAATAACCCACTTTCAAACATAAGTAAAGCAAATATGGATACACCACTTGATGCAAATGGTAATTCAGTATTCGCTATGGGTGGAAACTCTTTAGGTGGTGCATTAGGTGGGGGTACACTGGGTGGTACAGAAGCAGCCTATGAAGATATTGTAGAAGGTAAAGACCTTACAATGAATGACTACTTAACACGCATACTTGGTGGTGCTGCAGCAGGTGCAGTGCTTGGTAGTAAGTATGGTGGCAAAGAAGGCACAGCAGCTTTTGTAGGTGGAAAACCAGATGCACGATTAGATAACTTTGCTAAGTCAATACCTTCACGAAAAGAATTTGAAGATACAGTGGCAAAACTTGGTTATGGCAATTATGGTATTGCAGACATGGTAACACATATAGATAAGCATACCAAAGGACAACCAAACTTTAATGAGTTAAGAGAGAGTTTATCCAAAGCCGGAAAGTCATTCTTTAAATCAAAAGTAAAGATAGCAGACCTAAAAGTGCAGGACATGGAGAGAGTAGCACAAGAGAATATAGGTAGAACAACAGGTGATAAAGTTAGAATAGTTGTAGGTAAAGATGGGGAAGTTATAGATGGCAGACATAGGGTGATGCAGGCAATCAAGAATGGAGATACAGAACTTGATGCTTATGTATCTGCAGGTGACTTATACGATTCTATTAAGAAGATAAAAGAACCTACAGTAGACAGAGAAGCAAACTTCAAAAACTGGTTCAATGATTCAAAGGTGGTTGAGGATAAAGGTGTAGGTCATCAAACTGGGGTACACAATAAAAACATTGGCGTATCTCGTCATACCAATAAAGCAGAGCCATTACCTTTTTCAGAGACAGGCAATCAATCCCTACACCCAAATAGAATTATAGCAAAACAAGAAGAGTTTATGCAAGGTTCAAAAGCAATAGATCCTGATGGTACGCCAAAAGTTCTGTATCATGGTACAAAAGCAGATTTTGACACATTTGATATGGCTAAATCAAATATAGGGAATTTTGGGAAAGGCTTTTATTTTGCAGAAAATGTGGACTCAGTAAATAAACATTTTGCAAAGGGAGACAAAGCAAATATCATGCCTGTGATACTCAATGTCAAAAACCCATTTGATATGAGAAGCATAGATAAAGATTTTGCAGAAAAATATTTTAAATCTATTGGTGAGAATATAGATGATATTCCAAACATAAAAAACCCATTCTTGTTTTATCGGTCACTTACTCACCTTAATGGGACAAACCACCTAAGAGATTTTATAGAGAAACAAGGCTATGATGGGATTATTGCTAGTACCCCAGCAGCGGGTAATCAATGGATAGCGTTTAAGCCTACTCAGATTAAATCTATCCACAACAAAGGCACATATGACTCAAATAATCCCAATATACTACAAGCAAGCCAGACAGCAACAGGTGCAGCAGTGGGTGGTGCAGTAGGTGCAACAAACGATCTTGACGGTGACGGTAAAATAACTTCTACAGATATACTTCTGGGGTTAGCTGGTGGTGCTGCAGGTGGTAAGCTATTAAAGCATTCTGGTAATTTAGAAGAACTTGTAAACAAAGCTATTCAGAAGCCAGCTAAAGCGACTTTGAATGCTGCAGACTATGTGACTGGCAGAGTTGTTTCAAAGACCTGGAATGCAGCAAAGAATAGCGACATAGTGGACTTAGGAACCGGGCATAAGATTTATGGCAAGACAGACTACATGAACATTAGAGAGAAGATGCTTACATCACTAAATAAGAACCAGGTAAAGAATGAAGGCTTACATAGACAACTTAAAAACCTAAGTGAAGGTGCAAGAGAGAATCTATACAAGTATATGAGTGGAGAAAAGACAGTGCAGCTCACTCCGGACTTGAAAAGGTTTGCAGATGAGTACACACATACTATCACTGCCAAAGGTCAAGAGCTTGTAGATTTAGGCGTACTGGATAAGGCACAGCTTGAAAAGTTCGAAGGCAAGTACCTACACAGAAGATATAAGAAGCACATGAGAGCTACCACTGGACAGACATTCTCAAAAGGTAAAACCATTCAAGGTGTATATTCAAGAGGTAATACTTGGACAGGAAGCAAAACAGAATATGATGAATTAGCTGCAGCAGGCAAACTTGGAAGCTTCACAGATGGCAAGATCGAAGCATACAGAATGGCAAACGGACAATACAAGTTTAGTCAAGACTGGACACCAGAGCAACGTGAAGGATGGGGAGAGATCAAGGATATTGCATTCTCTTTACCGGAGACTTTAGGCAGGCTTGATGACATGGTAGCCAATGCAAAGATGTTGAAGCGTATAGCAGATGAAAGCCCTTATGTATCAGATGATGCCATAGAAGGATTCAAAAGACTAGAAGGCAAAAGGTTTGGTTCACTTAATGGTAAGTATGTAGCTAGTGATGTAGCAAATGATATTACAGAGTTTGCACAGCAGCTTCATGGAATACCAGATGGTGCAGCACAAAAAGCAAGACAGGCATGGAGAGATTATCTGTCACTATGGAAGGCATCACATACGATCTATAACGGCAAGGCTCACATGAACAACCTTATATCAAATATTACTTTTCAATTCATGGAAGGTATAGCCCCACATACAGCAGTGAATAATGCAAGAAGAGGTGCATTGTCATACTTCAAAGTGAATAGACTAAAAGAACTTGAAGCCAAAAAGCTTATAGGTCTGAATGCAGAAGAGACAACAGAACGCACTGTACTTAGGGCAGATGAAGATGTCATGCTCTTTATGAAGGCGGAAGGCGCAGGGCTATTTGGAAGAAGTGCCTTGAATGATATTCTGTTTAAGTATGTAGCACCTAAGACTTCTACAGGATGGGATAAGACAAAAGGTGCTTTAGAGAACATACACAATAAAGCATCTAGTCTGTATCAAGGTGAAGATAATGTGATGCGATTCTCTCTATTGAAAGCACTAATAGATAAAGGCACTCCGTTTGATAAGGCAATTACACAAGTGAACAATACCATACCGGATTATTCAAAGCCTATGAGTTACCTGGCAAGAGGTGCAAGAGAAACAGGAATTGTGCCGTTTATCTCGTGGACTTACTACAGTGTACCAATCATGCTAAGACAGATGAAAGAGAAGCCAGCAAGAGCCTTAGCCATCCCGGCAGTAATGTATGGACTGTATGAGAGCTTTGGTATCAATCCTTATGATGAGAAAGATTTACCACAGCAAGGTTACAGTTTTAAAAGAGTGCCTATCTATAAGAATGGTAACGAGGTTACAACACTCAAAGTAGATAAGTGGCTACCACATGGAGAGCTGCTGAATCCGTTTGAGTTTGCAAGAGGGTTTGCAAATGTAGGTGCAATACAGCCAGCACTGGACTTGATGAATAACCACAACACTTACTTCAATAGTAAATTGACCTACAAAAAAGATGGTGCAGGCAAAGCGTATGACCTGGCAAAACACGCAGTGCAGAACGTAGCACCAATGCCAGACATTTTAGATCAAGTGTATAACTTGGGTGAGAGTAAGTTGAGAAGCAAAAAGAATAGAAGAAAGAACAGAGTGGTGCAGCCAAGAAGCACAACACAAGAGCTAGTGAACTTCTTACTAAATGTTCAAACTTATGATAAGGCTAAACAAAGACAAAAGGTTTTAAGAGAGAAGCTATAGCAAGACCATAGCCACCCACAAACCAAACCTTTAAAATCAACCAAAGAGTAGGATTATTCTTACCTTTGGTTTTACGTCCCCTTAACCATAACCATATAAACACACCATAAAAAGTAACCAGCAGTGTTATGCATAACCAGAGATTAGCTCCACAATCAGAGACATTATTATCGTAATTCATTACTTATTTTACCTAAAACATCTTCAAATGACAAAAACCCCCTAAAAATGCCTTAACTTTTTAACGAAAATGAGACATCCAAAATTAAAACAAAGGAATCACAATGATTACAAGTACAGGATATACAGCGCCAGCGACAGAGAGAGTGGGCTTAAAGCCTTCGGTACTAGACAAGGTAATAATGTTAGGAGAGTATGAAACTCCTATTATGCAAAAAACAGGAAGAGTGAACGTAGGTTCATTGAAACATGGGTGGATTACAGACAAATTCAAACAACCAAAATTCAATGCACACTTAGAGGTTACTGGACTTGAAACAACAGAAGGGTCAACTAAGCAGAAAACAGAGAATGCTATCCAAATCTTTAAAGATGAAGTATTTGTATCTGATTCAATGCAAAAAATCGCTACTTATGGTGGTAACGAAATGGCACACGAAGTTGCTAAAGTAGGTAAAGAGCATGGTAAAGACTTAGAGTATTCATTCTTTGGACTTGGTAGAAATGTAGATGCACAAGTATCTGTATTTGAAGCACCGACTATCAGAACTGATGCAGTAGCAGGTGAAACTGCAGGTATCATGCACTTCTTAGCAAAAGGCGATTCTGCATTTGTGGGTGGCAAAAGAGGTAACGTAATTTCATCTGATGCAACCACATGGAATGCAGTACCAGAAGTCTTAACATGGGATGCTTTCAATGCAATCCTTCAAGTGATCTATGACAACGGTGCAACTCCTAAAGATGTATTCGTAGGTTCTGAACTCAAAAAAGCTATCAATGCATTCGTAACAAGACAACTTGGAAACGAATCACAAGCTAACAAGAGAATCACAAGCCTTGAAACTGACTTTGGAACTGTGAATATTATGATGCACAGATACCTTTCTGCAGCACATGGTCTAGGTGATGTTGTTCTTGCAGGTGATTTTGAGTATGCGAAGTTCGGAACACTTATCGACACAAACCTCAAAGACGTACCGACTGACAAAACAGGTCAAGCGAAGCGTTACTACACAGAGGGAACGTGGGAAATTTCAAATGCAGATGCGTTTGCAGCAGGTGTTGGGTACAAAGCCTAATCAATACTATACCCTCTCTTTCGAGGGTATGACTATTAATTAAGAAAGGTGCTTATGCTATTTAGTAAACTAAAAGAGATTGTTACCACGAAGCTTAAAGGTGATGTAGATGTATCTACTTTAACCAATGATGAGTGGCTTGTTAAGCTGGATGAAGCATTAAGCCAGGTTACAACAGATGCAATACCATCTGAACTTAAAACGTATGCAAGCTTTGATGTATTCAAAGTGGTGAATGGATGCCCTATAAGAAAATGGGAACTGCCAACAGCAGATACAGATGAACTAGATATTGATGAAGAACTTGCTTACGCAGCAACGGATTATATCGCATTCAAACACGCACAGCTTGACAAAAACATAATGAGATATGAAGCAGATTTTAACGAAAAGATAACCAACTATAACTGGAATTATTTTAGCAAAGGTGATGATTATGAATAAGTGTAATGAACTAGATATACCACTATATAACACATTGATAGTAGAAGGTGTGGACAATGAAAAGCGTTTCAGTATGTATGGTGATGATGGTGTAAGCACTATTGATATTACAGGTGCTACAGCAACTTTTGCCATGAAGAGTAAAACAGAGAGAAAAGAGTTTGCCTGTACGATTGATGAGAATGCAATCGTTTTAACTATCCCAGACACAGAAGTGTTTGCATCAAAGACATACCAGCATAGACTAGAAATGACTTTTAGGGGAATTACATCAAGAGTTCTAACAGGAACAATAGCCATCGAGAAGGATGTTTAATGCAGATAAGAATATATGATAACAATGCAACTAAAACGATAAAAGCAGATAATGGGCTGAATGCAGCAGTAGTAGCAGTATATGCCAAAGAGAGTAAAGACAATACAGCACTGGCTACAGCCAAAGCAGCAGAAGCTACAGCAAAGGCATCAGAAGCATCAGCTGATGTGGTACTTACCAATGCAGATGTAGTAACCACTGCCAATAATGTATCAATTACAAACACAAATGTAGGTCTTACCAATGCAGACGCAACTACCACCAATGCAAACGTTGTGCTGACCCATGCTGATGTTGTCTTAACTCATGCAGATGTAGTGACGGT